GAGGTTGAGTTCAGAGTGCCCACCTACCAGCAATTAATGCAGGCCTTGAGTGATTCAAAGGCTAATTCAAATGGAGGTCCTTTCAACCTTGCAACCTTCAACGACACATATTAGTAGGCTGGACAAAATTGCCCTTGGTATTGCTCCAAAGTGGGCAGTCAATCGGATAGTGGCGCGAACCATTGCAGGCAATCTCACTGCCTATAGATCCGCGTCAACAGGCCGTTTGAGGTCATCGTGGGGCCTAACTCGCTATGGTGAGGATGCACCATCAAGCGAGAGAAAAATAATCCAGCAGAGAGCGAATGATCTCACCCGCAATGATCCTGTAGCTGCTGGTGCACTCGATACCATCCGGCAAAATGTTGTGGGTATAGGGCTCAGGCCTCAATCGATGCTCAGGGCCTCAAGGCTTGGCATCACTGAGGACAGAGCAAAGGATATCAGAAACCAAATCGAGCATGCTTGGCAATTATTCACACCGACAGCAGATAGCAGGAACATTCTCACCTTTGATGAAATACAATTTTTAACACTGTCAAAAGTGATTGAGGATGGTGAAAGTTTGGTTGTGCCTACATGGGCAAATGAACCATGGAGGAACATCTCAAGGTGTGTGGAGGTCCTCAGTGGTTCAAGGCTCGATGTGCCCTTATCTCTCAACAGCAAGGCCAAAAATGGGATTGAGTTCGGTGATCGTGGCCAACCACTAAAATATTATGTGAGAAAAAAGGATATCAAAACGGGCAGGCTGTTAGGTGACTATAACACCATCGATGCCAGAGACAGCCAGGGCAGGCCTAAAATCCTGCATTTGTATAAAACGAATCAGCCAGGGCAAACAAGGGGCATACCTCTCTTTGCTCCTGCTCTCACCTACTTTAAAGACCTTGCTGACTATTTAGAGGCTGAAGTGGTGGCTGCTCGTATTGCTGCTTGCTTGGCTGTGTTCATTACAAAAACTGATCCAATGGGGATGGCTGGAGCAATGGCTTCTGGCACTGATCCAAAAACAGGAAAGAGACTTTCCTCAATTGAGCCAGGGATGATAGGCCATTTGGGACCGAATGAGGGCATTGAGGTTGTTGATCCGAAAAGGCCAGGAGATAGTCTTGCTGCTTTTGTGGAGACCATGCACAGGATCATAGGCCTGCCCATAGGCCTTTCATATGAGTTGATTGGTAAGGATTTTTCGAAAACCAATTACTCAAGCGCGAGAGCCTCATTAATGGAGAGTAGACGGTATTTTACTCACTGGCGACAATGGCTTTCAACCAAGCTTTGCCAACCTATTTGGAATTTGGTGATTGAGGAAGCATACCTAAAGGGCATGATTGATGTTTCGGATTTTTATGAAAATTCTCATGAGTATTTGAGAGCCCAATGGATAGGTGGCGCATGGGGTTGGGTCGATCCAGTCAAGGAAATACAAGCCTCAAAGGATGCTGTCAATTTCAACTTCTCAACCTATGCCGATGAAACAAGTGCACTAGGCAAGGATTGGGAGGAAGTTTTGAATCAGAGAAAAAGAGAGCGTGATTACATGGAGGAGATTGGCTTGCCAATACCCTCAGACAATGAATCAAATGGGAGCACAGAAAATGCCGAGCAAATCACCAAAGAAAAAGAGTAATGAACCAAATCAGGATTTTTTCAAAAGGTGCATCAATTCTCTCACCAAGCAAGGGCTCACAGTAAGGCAAGCAGCCTCTCAATGTTCGGCACAATTTGAGGAAAAAAACCTTATCGGTAATGTGCAACAGTTATCGGCAATCCTTGACCTTGAGGTTGATGATCAAGACTCACCAAGAAGTTTTATCATTTCGGCTAAGACTGGTGATCCTGTTGAGACATACTATGGAATGAAATTGGTCATCGCCATTGATGGCATCAGGTTTCAGCAAAAAATGCCAGTGCTGAGAAGTCACGACAGAGACCGAATCGTGGGCCATGGGCAGGGATTTATTGACGGTTCAACCATGCTCGTTGAAGGTGAATTTTCAAAGAGCACATCAGATGCTCAAGAGGTGCTTGCCCTTGCTGATGAGGGGTTCCCCTGGCAAGCCTCAATCGGTGTGTGGGCTGAGGAGATCACATACCTTGAGACAGGATCGAAAAAGACTGTCAATGGTCAAGTCATAGAAGGTCCAGCAGAGATATGGGGGAAATCCTATGTGAGAGAGGTTTCATTCACTCCAATCGGTGCCGATGACCGGACAGCAGCCATTGCCCTTGATGAGCTTTTAGGCAATTCCTCAAGGGCTCAGGATAGCACATCATCAAATATTCAACTCATCCAACAGGAGAAAAAACCCATGGATTTAGAGCAATTTAAAACCGATCACAGAGAACTTTATGATCAAATTGTTGAGGCTGCAAAGGCTGAGGGCATTGCTTTAGGTATCGGCCAGGAAAGGTCAAGAGTGCTTGAGATTTTTGAGGCTGAGGCCTCAGGAGATGCCACCTTGACAGCAATCAAAAATGGCCTTGAGGCAGGTGACGCTTACAAAGAGTTTTACCTTGCTGAGAAAATGAATCGTCAAAATAAGCTCAATGAGCTTGAGCAAGATGCAACACCACCTCAAGGCCAGGATGAAAACGGTGATGGGTCAGGTGATCAGGAGAAACTTGGTTTCATGGCACTTATGAAAGAATTGCAGGCAAAGGAGAAAATTTCAACAGTGGCTGCAATGAAAAAGGCTGTGCGCCTCTATCCTGCTGAGCACAAGGCCTTTCTGCTTGAAAACAAAAAAAATCGTGATGACGGGCGCGATTAATTAGAAAAAATTGAAAGGACAAAAAAATGCCTGAGAGAAAAGATTTTTCGCTTGTGGCTGCTGCCGACCTTGCAGCCAATAGACTGGTAAAAAAAGACGCCAATGGAGAGGCTGTTTACAACACAGCCACAGCAACTGACAGGCCTGTGGGTGTGACAGCCTATGCCGTTGATACTGGCATCTTGGTTAATGCCAAAAGCCTCAACAGTGAGGGCACACTTGAGATGACTGCTGCTGGTGCTGTGGCCATCAATGCTGACGTTTATGCTGCTGCTGATGGCAAAGTGCAAGCCTTGCCTGCTGCTGCTGCCGATTATCTGCTCATTGGGAATGCTCAAGAGGCTGCAAGTGGTGATGGCTCAATCATCGAGGTGCTGCCCTATTCCACACCGACCATCAAAACGGTAACCTAATGATTTTCTCACTAAAATAAAATCCTGAAAGGAGCATATAAAATGCCATCACCGATTGCAGGAACAAGCATCAACAGGCCTGATTTGGCCGAATTAGTCATGGAGTACAGAGACACTGAGGTTTCAGCGGGCATTGCCTCTCAAGTCATGCCTGTCTACCCTGTTGCCAATCAAGCAGCAGGTTTTCCGGTTATCCCTAAAGAGGCCTTGCTCAAGATCTACAACACACAAAGAGCAATGAGAGGCACCTATCCAAGGTCTGATTGGTCTTTTGAGATGGGTAAATATTTTACTCAGGAAAACGGCTGGGAAGAAGCTATTGACGACAGAGAGAGAAAACTTTATGCCAATCTCTTTGACGCTGAGGCTGTTGCCACCATGAGAGCAACCAAGATTATTGATTTAGGCAGGGAGCAAAGGGTCGCAAATAAGGTTTTTAACACAACCAATTTTTCGGCAAATGCCTTGACCACTGCATGGTCGGACACAGCCTCAACACCGATTGATGATGTTAATGCAGGAGCTGCAGCAATCAGGTTGCAATGTGGCATGCTGCCGAATGCCTTGATTATTGCATATTCCACTTTTCTCAACCTTAAATCTAATGAGCAAATTATCGATCGATTGGCTTACACTTTCCCTGGCATTGAACTCAACCGCATGACCTCTGCTGACCTTGCCAAGATTTTCAATGTCGAGAAAGTGCTCATTGGTGGCGCTGTTTATGACAGTGCTGACAAAGGGCAAGATGCCAGCATTGCTGATCTGTGGACAAATACACTCGCAATGCTGACCATCACCTCTAACTCTCCTGATATCACCTCTCCTTGTATCGGTCGCACTTTTCTGTGGAATGAGGAAAATGCAGGCACTGAGCCCGTGGTTGAATCCTACCGAGAAGAGGGAAAACGTGGAGATGTTGTACGGGTGCGTTTTGACAGTGATGAGAGGTTGCTCCAATCCTTTGACGACTCTGACACTGTTGAGTCTAATATTTCGGCTGCTGTTTCCTATCTTTTCTCTAATGTCACTGCTTAATCCAAATGCAAGAGAGGTGTGGTGATCAGCCACACCTCTCCTTGAAAGGTTGATTCAATGTCAACAATTTATGATTTTCTAAAGCCTGAGGAAATTGCAGCAATAAACGTTTTAGAAAAAAACGGTTTTAAAGTGGTTGCCAATTCAAAGGTAATTGCAGGCAGAGAGTTGAAATCAGGGAAACGTATTGCTCGCAATTTTTATAGTTCGAATCATGACCTTGTGGTGTGCCTGAAAAGCCTGAAAAACAGAGAGCAGCCTCAATCTTTGGATGAAGCAGGCATTGCAGGAGCAAAGGCAGGAGCACAGGCAAGGGCACAGGCACAGGCAACACCAGAGGCACAGATCTCAGGAGACACAGCCCTTGACGATATGAGCAGGGCTGATCTCATCAGTGAGGCAAAAAAAATTGATGGCATCGGCAACCCTGCCACCATGAAAACAGAGGTACTCAAAGAGTTGATTGCCAAAAACAAGCAGGCACCTTGATTGAGAGAAAATAATGATGGCTGGATTCGATGACTATGGAGAGGTGCTTTACGGCACCATTTT